CAACTAATATACAAGACCTACTATTCTTGGAAAATCGTGACAGAACATATGATCCAAATATCTTTCGTTTACGTGGACATTATAATGTACAGAATTTAGATTTTGATTTAAGTCAGTTTGGATTGTTTTTAAACAACGATATCATTTTCATTACTGTTCACTACAATGATATGATTCAATTGATTGGTAGAAAATTGATGGTAGGTGATGTAATTGAATTACCTCACTTGTTAGATTATAATCCATTGAAAGAAACGATCCCAACAGCATTGAAACGTTTCATGCAGGTCACGGATGCTAACTATGCTAGCGAAGGTTTTAGTCCAACTTGGTTCCCTCACTTATGGCGTATCAAATGTGAACCAATGGTTGATAGTGAAGAATTTAGTCAGATACTAAGTGCTCCTATTGACCAAGATACCTATCTTGGTATATGGGATAAAACTAAACCATATCCTGCAGGTTATGTTATTACGTATGGTGATAAGAATTATAAAGCATTGATTGATGTTCCTGCAGGGATATATCCCCCTGATCCTACATATTGGCAATTAGATACTGCGGATAATCTTAAAGATATCCTTGCTACATACAATAAGAATATTGAAATTAATAATGCAGCACTTGTTGAAGCAGAACGTCTTTTACCTAACTCAGGGTACAATAGTAATAATTTCTACATTGTACCTACATACGGTGAGTATTCAAGCAACGGTGTTTTATCAAGGGCAATTAATAATCCTGCTCCACCTATCAATGTTAATACAGACGGCGGAGCACCTAATCCTGCGGTTACTGGCACTGTGATGATGCTACGTAGTCCTAAGTTTAGAAATCCTAGTCCAGTAATTAAAATACCTAAAGCAGCAATAAAAAGCATTTGGGATATGACTGCTGATATGGGATATGACAAGTTAGATGTTTTTCATACAACACACTTAGAAACAATAACATTAGCACCAGAAAGAACCGATACCAATTCTGGTAGGGTAAGTGGTGATACAATATTAACTGTGGTTAGTAGCGGAACAATAACAGGACCATATGGTACTGCTGATAATACATATGCTACTGCTGATGCTAATCCTGAATTGCCAGGCTTTACTGGAACTATTAGTCAATCAATGGATTGGAGAGCAGATTGTGATCCAGCATTCCAATTCATAGCACGTAGTAGCCCGCGTAGTTTTGGTTATAGTGGTGGCTATATGACAGGCGACGGTACTCCACCTAACGGATTCCCTTTAGGAAACGTAGGATTAGATGGAGCATTGCTTTCTGGTGCTGGTATAAGTTTCCCTACAAATCCACAAGTCGGAGATTATTACTTACGTATTGATTACTTCCCTCAAATACTATATCGTTGGGATGGTAGAATGTGGGTTAGAATTTCAACTAGTGTGAGAACAGATACAGGGTTTACTGAAGCAGATAAGTCATTATTATCTGGATTCATTAATGATAGAAACGAAACAAAACTAACAAATGGTACATATGTGCCAGAAAAACAAGGGCTATCAACTATTTTAACGTTGAAGCCAGACGCATTTCCACCAGTAATTTAAAGAGTATATAATGGCAGATTTTTTCTATGACAATCAGATACGCAGATTCTTAATTCAATTTGCGAAAATTTTTAGTAATTGGCAAGTTACTAAAGGTAAAGACCCGGCTGGCAATGAAATATTAGTTCGTGTTCCTGTTATGTATGGTGATAGCAGTAGGCAAGCGGCAACTATTATTGCTAATAACAGCGCAAGTAATTTACCAAGTGCTCCTTTAATTACATATTATATTAGCGGATTGGAATATAATCAAAAGTGGACGCAAGATCCTACCTTTGTGGATAAAATAAATGTAAGACAACGAGCATACAATGCTGAGACTGGTGAATACGAAACTACACAGGGACAAGCATTTACTGTTGAAAGATTAATGCCTGTGCCGTATACTCTAAAGATTACAGTAGATTTTTGGACTACTAATTACAACCAAAAACTTCAATTGATTGAACAATTAGGCACATTATTTAATCCAGCATTAGAAATTCAAAGTACCGATAACTTTATTGACTGGACATCATTGAGTGTTGTATACCAAGAAGGGTTAACATTTAGTAGTCGTAGCATACCAGTAGGCACCGGTAATCCAATTGATGTTTTAAGTTGGAAATTCTCTATGCCAATATGGATTAGCACAGCAGCTAAACTTAAGAAGATGGGAGTTGTTGAGAAAATTATCGCTTCTATCTTTAGAGGCAGCGCATTAACTGATATACAAGATGAAGATTTATTGTTGGGCACCAGACCAAAAATTACACCATACGGATATAAATTATTACTATTAGGAAATACATTACAAATATTACCAGAAGCAGTTGCGTTTGATCCAAGTAATTTTAGCACAGAATTACCATCTAACCCTAATACTGATATATATTGGTCAAGTGTATTAAATGTATATGGAACAATTAAGCCAGGCATAAGTCAGATATGGCTACAAAATCCATATATGGCTACTGATATTGTAGGTACTATTGTCCCTAATCCAAATGATGACAGGTTATTAATCTATAACATTGATCCTGATACATTGCCACAGAATACATTAGATCCAGTTGATGGTGTAATCAATCCTCAAATGACAGGACCAAACGCAGGTTTGCCAGGACCAATCAACGGGCGTAGATATCTATTAGTAGATAATATTGGAGCACCCGGTGATAGTACAATTTCATGGGGAACAGTAGTTGCCAATGCTAATGATATTATTCAATATGATGCTACCGCAGGTCAATGGTTTGTAAGTTTTGACAGCACCGCTGCTACTCACATCACATTAGAATATGTTACTAATCTTACTACAAACGTTCAATATCGTTTTGTAGATGATACTTGGATGAAATCATACGAAGGATGGTATACCCAAGGGGATTATTCTATCGTCATCTAATACTGTGATAAATCATAGTATGAGCAATACATCCGCAGGCGTTTTCTTTTATAGCAATAAAACAAATCGCTACCTATATCTATTACGAACAGATAACAAAAACCCAGGAAACTGGGGTATTCCTGGCGGTAAGATAGAAGATGATGAAACATTGTTTGAGGGTATTGCTAGAGAATGCCAGGAAGAGATTGGCATATTTCCAACTAATGCGAAACTAGTACCTATACAGAAATTCATCAATCACACATTCACTTATCATACATTTTTTTGTGAAGTAGAAGATGAGTTTGTTCCAACATTAAATGAAGAACATTGCGGATATGCGTGGGTTGGAGATAATCAATATCCCAAGCCATTACATCCCGGATTGTTTAGTACAGTAAATTTTGATGTTGTACAGGAAAAGTTAAAGACACTTACAAAAAAAGAGACCTAAGTCTCTTTTTTTATTTTAACAATGCTGACACTGTATTGAATCCCAGTGAGCCGACTATTACGCCTGCTCCCATCATCATCCAGCGCCATTTTTCTAATACTGAAATCTTACTGGCTAATTCGCTATGTTCCTTGACATCTTGTTCACGCATAGTTTTCAACATTTGTCTAGTTTCTTCTGCGTTTTCATCTAGGGCATCACGAATTGACTTCAAATCCTCTTTAAGTTCACCAATTTTATCTTCGATGTTCTTAACTTGGACTTGAAGTACTGCTATCTCAGTTTCAGGTTGCATTTTAATTGACTTACTTGATGCAGTTGCCATATTATGCGCTAGCAATTGTTACGATTGCGTAAGGTTGTCCACCAGTTGCATTAGCTGCTGCTGCTGTATTGAATGTTGCGAATACTGGAGCAGCATTTTGGAACACAATATTACCTGTAGCAATTGGACCTGAAGTAGCGGTAAACAACTCACCAGTGTGGTCAGAAAGACTTTGAACTGTTTGAGTAGCACTATTAGCATATGTAGCAAGAATACGCATTGAGTTTGGTGTCAATGCTGTGTTTGCAACGTTTGCTGTAAAGCATTGTGCTGTTAAACCAGTTACTGTTCCTGTTACTAGATATTTTTGTTTACCCTTTTGACGAACAATATAACCTGCTTCATCATTAGCATAGATGAATGAAGCATTACTTCTGACAACGTTAGCATTGGCTGTTAGCACAACACGATTCATAAGAGCATTAGCTGTTACTGACGCATTAGCTGTTACAGGTTGTACAGGTCCACCTTGACTAGTAGAAACTGTGAATGCTGCTGCGTTAGCAATAGTTTTAACAAAATATGTTGTACCTGTAGTTAAACCGCCAAAATTTGCACTAAACTGTATTGGCATATCTGCTATAAGAGTTTGTGCATTGCCTGAAGTTCCGATAACGCTACCTAATACTGTTGTATTAGCAACAGCTACTGAAACATTTCCGTGTGTAGCAGAAGCAAAACCTAAATCAACGTAATCAGTACTACCATTATTATTGGCAACTGCAATTTGTAGTGCTGCGCCAGTAGCTAAGTTAGCTAAATCAGTACCTACACCAACTACTACATTACTAGTATTAACTGCTAAAGGTGTGTATAATGTACCTGTACCATTAATACCAATAGCAACTTGTGCTAATACTTGTTTACCAATGATTGCTGTATTACCACCAACTACAGAATATGTGTTACTGTTTGTAGTTGGGAAACCTACGCCACCAACTGGGTTGTTAAAGTAAGCATCAACAACATTAAATGAAGCACTAACTGATTGAGCAGTTGTGTCTGTCAATGTTTGAATTACTTGTGGTTGTACACTCAACTGAGTCTGTGATACATCAAATGTAGTATTTGATAATATTGAATTTACATAATAAATTGTGTTAGCTGTTAATCCACCAACGGTAGTAGCAACTATAAATGACATACCTTTAGCTATGCCTACTGTAGGTGATGTAGTTAAATTTCCACCTGATATTGTGACGATACTGCCGGTTGCTGCTGTATCAGTGACTGTTAAGACTGCTTGAGCCTTTGCGATTTTTAGAGGGCGTCCCATTTGTTTCTCCTTGAAATATTAGTGAGTTCTAGTCACTACGCGGCGGGGACCGCATAAACTCGCCGAATGCGAATGTATAATATATTTATCTTAGAGGGTAAAAAAGCGACCCAAGTCGCTTTTTATTATAGCATGTATCCATTTGCCATGTTAGCGTGTGGCATACCCAATTCAGTAATACTAAATTCAGCAGGGGTTGCTGCGCTAGCTGTTAAAAATGCTACTACATTGCCTTGACCGCAGTAAACAGTATTATATGATCCTACTGCATATGAATAAATCTCTGAATTTTGAGTAGCAATTGCGTAAGGTACTCCGGCATTATTAAATGTAAATGCTGCATTAGATACTGCAACCCCTGCGTTAGCAGTTAATGTTAAACTAGTTGCGTTAGCAATATTTGCTACAATGCCTACTGTAGTTCCGGTTGTATTACCTATCCATGCACCAACTGTCAGTTGTGTATTAAATGCTGTTCCCACTCCAGTGACTATTGCTGAATTAGTTGCGGAGGTCGCTGTTCCGGTACCAACTACTCTGGGATAACCAGTTACAGCATGAATACTGGATGTTGTTAAAGATATTCTAATCTTATCAGTTCCTATATTTGCTGATTGTTGCGATACTGAATTCGCTGTGTATACATATGATGTCATTTTAAAATCCTTATATTATATTTATCAAAATTAGAAGTTTATAGTGAGACCTGAACCACCTATGGTTAAGCCTGACCCACTAAAAATGGTCACAGAAATGTTATTATATCCAACTTTTCTTGTTCCGCCCATTAAACTATTTAGAACGGACCAATCTGTACTTGTTGCTGTTGCAGGATCAGGTCCTTGATAAAAAGTACTAGCAGATTGTTCTGTAAGTGATTGCAGCCAGGTTCTTATATTTTGCCAGGTCCACGTTCTATTAGTTTCTAATACAGTAGCTATCAATCCCGTTGCAGTCGGGCAAGCTGAACTAGTTCCACTAAATCTAGTATCGTAGAATTGTGAGGCGGCCGCCCTAGCATTTACTCCAATTTGTATATCAACCCTAGTTGTAGCATTTTCATAAAATGTAGCTTCCCATACCATGTTAGGGCTACCAAACGACCCAGCAGGACTATTGGTCCCTTCCCACCGCACTAGATACTTTCTGTTTGGAGCAGATCCTGTTGAGCCGTAATAGATTCGTTGTGCTGAATTATCAGCGGCAGTGATCATTATTTTTGGTAGCGGAGGATTAGTAGCACTCAAATTAGCGTATTCAATAGATCCTGCACCAAATGTTAGGTAACAGTTGGTTGATATAGCTATAGAGTTATAGCTAGTGCCGTCGTAGGTGACATTGAAAGGCAACTCCAATGACCAGTATCCATCATCATTATTTCCAGTAGTCGGGGTAGCTGATAAAGTTAGTCCGGCACTGCCAAACAACGAACTGGCAATACTGACCACAGTTGCAGTTCCTGTACCGGTAGTTATTTGGTTTCCTGTATTCGGTACTACGCTAAATGTTCCAGTGGTTGTTAATAACTCAGAATATGAACAAATCCCACTAAAACCACTTGAAGTGGCTGAAGCCTTGGCATATGTGTCGTATCGAGGATATATAGTTCCGTAACCTGATGTACCGCGAGCGGGACCCAAGGTACCGTCGCCCGGAGAATAACAATCAATCTGATTCCCCATGTCGCTATAATCTACTTTGCGTTCTAGGAATCCTGTATAGTCATCATCTAATGCGCCGATGTTTATCGCAGGATATACAATACTGCCACCAGCTGAATATTTTCCTAACTGCTGAGGGAAGCCTCTGCGACTGGTAGTGTTGTAGCATTCACTGTTGTTGTCTAGTGTTTGATGAGTGGCACTAGCTAACGGCGTAGAAGCAGAAGTAGACCAATAGTTGTTAAAATCAGCATCACTGGATCCCACTTGTTTTTGATTGCTGTTACCGGCTGCCACAACAAAAATAACTCCGGCTGCTATCAATTCATCGCCGGCTGTGGTCAGATTGTTGTCCAACATCTCACCTTTGCATCTACCGCTGTCACCAGCACTACCTATATAAGCCATGAATGCAGGTTTACTGGAGTAAGCCACTCCACCAGAACCAGAAGAACCTTGTCTAAAATAATAATAACCCGTATTGGGTGTAGTTTCTCGAAACCCCCAACTGTTGCTGCTTATAGTAGGATCTCGTGTGCCATAAATAGGATTGATAGGTTTGTTAACATGAAATATTTTCATTACATCAAAATACAAATCTACATTTACACCAAATCCATACGCTCCGTAGGCATCAATAAACCATTTATTAGCGTTGTAGGCCCAACCAAGTGTTCTACCATATGCTTGTCCGCAACAAGGTGTACCATGGTCGCCTTCAGCACTGATAGTGGTATTTGTTCCATTACAGTTGGCTCTTGTGTAGCTAGCCGGGACTGATACTGTACCTGCGGTGCTGAACTGACTACTACGGGCAGAAGAATTTCCCCACCATTCTTTAGCCACGCTTTCTACAGGAACTATAGTTCCATCCCAGCGAGTGGTTAATCTAGCACCAGGACTAGCGTCAAACCAGGCCGAATCTATATAGTAAGGGCCTTCTAGCACCACATCCAGCACATTGCAAGTACCGTTGCCAGGCAATTTATTGCCGCCTACAAAATCATTTGGAAGTGCTATATCACCTGTAATGTCGCTTTGAAATTCAACGTGACCAAACCAACAACCGTCATCACCAACTATGACATCTATGTTTTTACCTGTATTAGTGTTGGGGATTGAGTTATTCAAAACAGTGGATACGACTTGTCCCTGCCAAGGATTGGCATATTGTGCTGAACGATATAACTGATAGCCGGCACGATTTGCTTCAGCACTAGTTGGTGAACTAGTAGGAACGCTAGTTGTACCTCTGTAATTTTTTACCAACTGATTATATCTAGTAGGATTAGAACGCATTTCATCAGGTTTTGGTGGATATAGATCCGGGTAATTTGCTATGTTTAATTGAATAAATTTAATGTCAGGATGGTTACGGATTTGTACAGCTTCTTCATCGGTCATTAAATAGACTGCTCTAGTAGGGCTATGTTCTTTTAAATCTGTACATTCAATTGATCTAGTAGGAATGTTATCATCTATACTTCCGTCTTGTGTCAATACACTATGTACATATTCCCACGCTTCAGGTGTAGTGGCACCAACAGAATAATACTTTTGTTCAATCATATTATAAACGTCCTACTGCTATTTCAATAATTCCTTCTATGCCATCAAAGTTTTCTAATGCTTTGCCAATTACTGTTCCCATTGCTGGATTATGCCATGAACTAGCAAAACCATTGCCTTCACTAATCATCAGATCACCTTTACGAATTGCCCCTCGTACTTTAGTTGGCACACGACCTTGTAGAGCAATTGCTACAATGTGTTCACCTTCACAAGTTGAATTCATTACATAAGCAGGATTAGTTGACACTACGCCTGCTACTCTTGGTGTCATGGCTTGTGCTAGTGTAACTTCTTTCTCACCACCAAACTCTAGTACAGTGCCTGGCTCATATGGCTTATCTGCTTCATAATATTCTGCTAAGTCAGCGTATGTAGCATTCAATCTTGATCCTGCACTTAATGAGAAATTACCAGTAAATGTACCTACATTTGTATTTGAACCCATTGATATAGTTGAATTATTAGCAAATGTTAAATTACTAATATTACCAACAAAAACGTGAGTAGTGCCTATGTAAGTAATGACATTTGGTGAGTCATCAGATAGTGCATAGTCTTGAACTAATATTCTAGGACCTATAGTAGGGTAGCCCAACATAACAGCATTTATATTACCAGCATATGATGGTGCGGTGTTAACTGATATAGCAAGAGCATCAGATGCAGTTCCAGACACAAATGCCAATCCAGCCGCTTTGTTGCCATAGTTAGTACCAAGTGCCATTGATATGTTACTATTACCTATAGTAGTATCAAGCACTGAACCCAATTTATTTACTATCAATGCATCGGAAGAGTTTATATTATTGCTTCCATTATAGTCAGCAAAATAATAATTAGTAGTATTACCTGTGCGATTGGCATACCTGCCCAGGATCCTGCCAGTTATAATTGAACCGGTCGTATCAAATGCGACTGGTGTTCCAGTATTGATATTTGCATTACCGGTGACGGCCAATGAACTTAGCGTACCAACACTTGTAATATTTGGTTGTGCATTAGTTGTGACTGTTCCGGCACTAGTTGCAGACGTTGCTTCCAAGCGTGAGCCAGTTGTCAATGTCCAATTACCAGTAATAGTGCCTGCTGTTACATTTGATCCTGTTGATAATGTTAATATATTATTTATGGTTACCCCAGAAGTAGCAGATATGCTTAAAGACCCAGAACTAGTAATAACCGGCGACCCCCCTCCGGTCCCCACAAAGTTGGCTGCACTTACATTTCCAGTAACACTTAAACTAGTTAATGTGCCAACTGAGGTAATATTTGGTTGAGCAGCAGTTGTTACTGTACCTGCTGTAGTAGCATTACCAACAAAAGTTGTAGCATATAATGCGCCATTGCTTGAATTATATGATAGGCTAATATTACTTGCTAATTGATAATTGGCGCTAGTATTGGCATTTACAAACACTGGGTACCAAGTAGCGTTAATACCAGTAGTCTGAACATTGCTATACTCTGCTACATTAGACCTTGCTACATATAAATTAGGAACTACTGTAGTACTTGTCACTGTTAATGGTGCTGTGCCAGTTGCTACATTACTTACTAAGTAGCTTGCTGTTATATTACCGGCTGTAGCAAAATTACCACTAGTTGTTGTTCCAGTAACACTTAAACTAGTTAATGTACCAACTGAAGTAATATTTGGTTGAGCATTAGTTGTTACTGTACCTGCTGTAGTAGCATTACCCACCGTACCAGTTACATTAGCACCGACTAATGAACTCAATCCATTACCATTACCAGTGAATACTCCCGTGTTTGCTGTGATATTAGCAGCAGTAATTGTACCACTAACACCAAGTGATGTTAATGTTCCAACACTTGTTATATTTGGTTGAGCATTGGTTGTTACTGTTCCTGCTGTAGTAGCAGCACCACTTAGTGCGCCTACAAATGTTGTAGCAATTAAAGCGCCATTGGCAATATTAGCACTAAATGCGCCATTGGCAGCATGAGCATAATTACCAGTTGCGTTACTACTTACAAATACCGGATAGTAAGTACCTGTTGTTTGATTGGTTACGACTCCATAATCACTAACATTAGCGTAAGATACATTTAAGTTAGCAACCCTAGTTGTACTTGAAACAGTTAAAGGTTGAGTGCCTGTAGCAACGTTTGAAACTAATACAGGAGCAGTAACACTTGTTGAAGCGTTGATACTAGCAGTATTAACACTTCCAGTTGAAACAGTTAGTATATTTGTGGTTTTATTGAATGTGAATCCAGCAACACCCTGTAATACACCAGAGTCATTGAATTGTACTGACTTGTCTGCCCCTCCAACATTACCTGTTCCACCTGCACCTGTACTTGAAGTAGCAACAGCATTAGGCGAGTTTGTATATGTTAACCCGGCTCCATTGACAGGACTTCCTGTACCTACATTTGAGTACAATGAAACATTACCAGTAGTTGGGAAATTAGATGATAGTTGAACATAAAAAGTTTGTCCGTTAACAATACTATTAGATGCCCCATTAACCCCTGAAATTGTAATCGCAGCATTATTTGTGTATGGAGTAGTATTTGCCACTGTCATCACAATTGGATTAGCATTTGATAATGCTACTATATTAGTATACAATGTCCCTTGGGGAGTCCAAGATAAATTACCAGAACCGTCAGTCTGTAGCACATAACCGATAGCGCCGCCGGTCATTGA